TGGAGTTGATTCTGTGCGATATGTACGAAATGGACGAATGGTTGCCGAATCCGGTGTTTGACAAGAATGGATTTGCAAAGACGAGCAATACCTTATGGGCGATTGGAGAATTTCGAAATTATGTAGCCAATCATATTTATCCCCGAACCAAAACGTCTATTAAAAATCTGGAAGCAATGGCCCGATCATTTACAGAGAAAATGGAAGACTTTGCTTCTATGAATCAACAGAACAGTTCTATATTTATTGCCGCTAAGATGGTCGGCGAAAACATTCAAGACCTATTATATGCCATGGAATAGGATAAAACGAAAGGAGAAACATCATGAAAGGTAAAAACATTATTTTAATAGGAGTGGGGGCTTCTGCGATAGCAGCATCATTAAAAATGGCTTTTGAATTCGGGGCAAAATGGGTATTGCTACTGTGTTATCGAATTTATCTCCGGAAGATATATCAGCGATAATTCCAAAAGAAAAAGGTGGATGGTACAAAGATATTTCAGAAATCATAGAGATTGTCAAAGAAAGGAAAAACAAATGAATAAGTTTACAACGAAAATACGCCATGCTTCTCCTTCTATTTTAACAGGCTTAAGTATAGCAGGAGTAGTAGGAACGACGGTCATGGCTGTGAGGGCGACTCCTAAAGCACTACAACTGATTAAAGATAAGAAAGACGAGTTGGATACTGATCACCTAAAACCAATGGAAGTAGTGCAGACCACTTGGAAATGTTATATACCGTCCATCCTTATTGGAGTAGGCACCATTACTTGTATCATCGGGATTGGCTGTATGGATAAACGAAATCAGGTTTCTTTGATGAGCGCATATGCTATGCTCAATGAATCCTATAAACAATATCGGAAGTCGGCCAAGATTGTTTATGGGGAAAATGCAGATGACAAAATCCATGCAGAAATGGCGAAAGATGCGATGGTGTCTACATACGATTGGGGCTATCAGGTCTATAACATGGATATGGATTCAGAGAGCGAGCGATTACTTTTTTATGATCTTTCCTCAAAGAAGTATTTCAGAACCACAATGGCAGCGGTGCTAAACGCACAATATCATGTAAACCGGAATCTTGCTATCAGGGGCGACTGTTCGTTAAACGAATATCTATCATTCCTTGGAGTTGAAGGCATAGACGGAGGCGATGATATCGGGTGGGACATTACCTATATGGTGGAAGAAATGGATTGCTATTGGTTGGATTTTGATAATTATAAATCAACGTTAGAAGATGGACTGGAGTGCATCATTATCGACACGATGGCAGTCAACAAATTTGAATGATTCGCAAAAATTACAGGCTGTATTATGAAAAGGAGGCTAATGCTTTATGAAGAACAAAAATTTTATCAAGGCCATTGGTATCGCAGTTACCGTGATCGGATTTGGAGTGAGTGTCCTTACCGATTGGGTAAACGAAAAGAAAATGGATGAAAAAATTGAGGAAAAGGTTAATGAGGCACTTGCCAAAAGAGACGATGAAAACGAAGAGGAGTCCTAACAAGGGCTCTTTCTTTTTAGTTTGGAGCAAATGCTGATGAATGACGAGGTTATTCAAAAAATCCTAAATTATGCGAATGAGCATCTGTTTGAGCCTGGAGAAAACTGGCCTAAACAATCCATCATGGAGCGTTCGTATGAAAAGTGGGCTGTTGATGAAATTCTATTGGCCATTATGGATCATCCGATGACGGAAGTCGACTTAGTGATAGAGGGCTTCATATTGAAAATGGAGCTATTTCTTCACATGTCGGAAGAACCAACAAACAACTACATATTTCAAGTAGCAGAAAATACGGCCGAGACACTTCTCGGTCTTATTTTATAACCACAACAATTTATATTTTCGAAAGGAGAAACATCATGAAGGTATTAAGAAAGCAGGAAATCGACACAGCAAACATTCAGGTAGGAGATCAGATGGTTATTCCGTTGGCAGAGCTTGGAGAGTTTACTGCAACAGCCCACAAGGTTACGGATGAGGGCGTCATGTTTATATTTGATGATTATGTTACCCGTCGGCCAATGAACAACCGAGACACAAACAAAGGAGGCTTTGAAAAGTCCGATTTGAAGAAGTGGATGGATACGGTTCTGTTTATGGCATTCCCTGATGAACTGCGTGACAAAATTTACGGTCTTACACTCCCTACTGTTGGTCAGATTGTAGGTCATGAGGATGAATGGGACAATAAAAATCTGGAACCGGATATCGATGAACAGCTTCCTTTGATGAAGGAATGCAAGAATCGGATTGCTTGTTTTGAGGATCAGCTTGCATGGGGATGGCTGAGAAATGCTACAAAAGAAGAGTTTTCTTCGGCTGGTTTCGCTTATGTGAACTACGGTGGCGCTGCGGACTACTTCTACGCTTCGCTCTCTTATGGGGTTCGTCCGGAATTCTGGTTGGTTAAGCAGGAATCCAGGGGCCCTGTGCCCCGCCGTTCTGGTCGTTATCCGTGGGGGTCCAACAATAAAGAATTCTTAACCGAGAGAATTCGGGAGAAGGAAAATGAGATAAAGGACTTAAAGCGGGAAATCAAAAACCTGGAAGAGAAAGAAATGTTTGCCAAAGCTGCTTCTGAGATGAAGAACCTGAAGGATCGCTTTGTAGAAGCTGGCTTTACTGAAGACGAGGCGTTTCGCATGGTTCTTGAGTTATCTAAAACAGCTTTAGGAATTGGAGGAAGGAAGTAATGAAAAAAGAAATAGCCAAGAGCTTTTGGTCACTGAAAACAGCGATTAAAAAGCATAGTCCGGAGATTCTTACCGGAATTGGTATTGCGGGCATGATTACAACGACGGTCATGGCTGTACGAGCAACGCCTAAGGCGCTGATTCTCATTGAAGAGAGAAAAGAGGAAATCGGAGCCGAAAAGCTTGAAGCAATGGACATGGTGAAAACCGCATGGGCGTGCTATATTCCAGCAGCGATTACCGGAACACTCTCTGTCGCCTGCCTGATTGGAGCCAGCTCAGTGAATGCTCGGAGAAATGCAGCACTTGCAACAGCCTATACTTTATCTGAATCTGCGCTCAAAGACTATCAAGGAAAAGTTATTGAGATGTTCGGAGAGAAGAAAAATGAGGCTGTGAAAGATGCTGTGGCCAAGGATAAGATTGAAAAGAATCCGGTGGTAACAAGAGAGGTAATCATTACAGAAAAGGGAAATACGCTCTGCTATGATGCAATTTCCGGAAGATATTTCAAAAGCGATATTGAGAAAATCAAAAAAGCAGAGTGCGAACTGAATCGGCAGATGCTGGATGATATGTATGTATCCCTGAATGACTTCTACTACGAAATTGGTCTGGACAGTGTAAAACTCGGCGACGAACTTGGGTGGAATGTCGATAGTGGATATATTGATTTATCATTCAGCTCTCAATTAGCCAGCGATGGGACTCCCTGCCTGGTAATTGATTACAGCGTAGCTCCACGATATGATTACCGAAATCTGTTATAAACGCGCGAAAAATACAGCGGCTTTAATGAAAGAAGAATCACACATTTTCAAGAATTGAAAGGAGAATAAACATGGAAACCAACGAAATCATGAACAACGAAGAGGTTATGGAGACAACTACTGAGGAAGTCGTTAAGGCGAGTTCTGGTAAGGGGTTTAAGGTTGCGGCTGGTATCGGTTTGGCCGTACTTGCAGGTGTTGTAATCTACAAGTATGTGGGTAAGCCGATGATCGCCAAAATCAAAGCCCAGAAGGAGCAGCAGATTATCGACGCCGAGTGGGATGATTCTGAAGAGCCAATTGCGGAGAATGAGAAAGAGGATTCCGAAGAAGCTTAAAGAGAAAAATGTGTTTCAACACGAGGGAGAGTACCTGTAACAAGGTGCTTTCCCTTTTTTTCTTTTATCCGGAGGTGAAAATGATGAATTTATATTTGTATGACGGACCAGTGATGGAATTCGATAACTGTGTTGCGAATCGTTGGACCGCTTCTACGCGGGCGGTTTCCGAAAAGAAGGCAAGGTCAAATCTTACCTATCAATTTAAAAAGAAGAACAATCGACTTCCGGGTACAAAGATTATATTGCCTGGAAAGATTAGTTTAGTGAGTGGAAAGGAGACAACTTAATGGAGGAATATAAGCCGAATTCCCACAAATCAAAGGAGGAGCAGAAAGATCTCGTTCCCGAAAAGCGTGTAGAAAAGGTAATTTCTGGGACGGTAAAGCCGAAGAAAAAATCAGAGATGCAGAAGTTTGCGGACGTATTCATTTCTGAAGATGTCAATAATGTGAAATCTTATATTGTCATGGATGTCCTCGTGCCGGCAATTAAAAAGGCAATTTCCGATATAGTAACCAATGGCATTGATATGATTCTTTATGGAGAGGCTGGAAAATCGAAAAAGAATTCGACAGCGTCCAAGGTATCCTATCAGAAGTATTACGACAGCGGAAAGAAGGATTATACGGCACCGAAGAGTCGGACGAGCTATGAATATGATGAACTCTTATTTGAAACTCGTGGGGATGCTGAATCGGTATTGGACGCTATGAATGAGATTATCGCACAGTATGAGGTGGTCAGTGTTGCAGATCTTTATGATCTGGCAAACGTATCCAATGACAACTATGCTGCCAATAAATACGGATGGACTGATATTGCCGGATGCAGGGCGGTTCGGGTAAGGGACGGTTATATTTTGAAACTGCCTAAACCGATGCCGTTGTAAAAGGAGGAATGCAAGATGTATGAGTCAGAAGATAAGATGGTATCTCATCCAGATCATTATATTTCTGAAACAGGTATGGAAGTTATTGATGTGATCGAAGCCTTTACCTTCGATTTAAAAGGGATTGAGGCTACCGATACCGCAAACATTATCAAATATGCTTGCCGTTGGAAGAAGAAAAACGGAATTCAGGATTTGGAGAAAATCCTTTGGTACACACAGCATCTGATTGATCATTTAAAAAAAGTAGAAGAGGAGAATAAATAACCATGAAAAAAGCAGAGATTGTAAAGAGCATGAACGGTTTTCTTAGCAAGACCAGTTTCCAGTTAAAGAAGCATAGTCCAGAGATTCTCGTCGTAGCCGGCGTAATCGGTGTGGTTACAAGCGCAGTAATGGCGTGTAAAGCAACGACAAAAGTTGGAGAAATTCTGGATAAGACGAAGGAAGATGTCGAAGCAATTCATAAATGCGAGGAAGACGAATCTGTGAAGGAGCAGTATTCCAGTGAGGATGCCAAAAAGGATTTGGCGATTGTTTATGTCCAGACCGGAGTAAAATTCGCTAAGCTGTATGGACCTTCTGTTGTGCTCGGTGCGTTGTCGATTACCAGTATTCTGGCATCCAATAACATCCTTCGTAAGAGAAATGTGGCTCTTGGAGCAGCCTATGCAGCTATCGACAAGGGATTTAAAGAGTATCGCAGTCGTGTTATTGAACGGTTTGGCGAAGAGGTTGACCGTGAACTGAAATATAATCTTAAAGCCAAGAAGTTTGATGAAACGGTGATCGACGAGGAGACCGGAAAAGAGAAGAAAATTAAGAAGAACGGCTTTGTGGTAAGTCCGGCAGATATCAGCGGTTATGCTAGATTTTTTGAAAAGTACACGCAGGATGAAGATGGGAATTCTATTCTGAACCCTCACTGGGAAAGCAATAACGAATACAATCTGATGTTCATCAAAGCTCAGGAGCGTTACGCGAATGACTTGCTGAAAGCGAAGAAGCGTGTATTTCTGAATGAAGTTTATGAAATGCTCGGACTTCCGAGAACAAAAGCCGGCCAGATTGTTGGTTGGGTTTATAATCCGGAAAATCCCAAAGGAGATAATTACATTGACTTCGGCCTGTATTCCGATAATCTGAGTTATTCGGATTATGTCAATGGATTTGATCGGGCAATCCTTCTGGATTTCAATGTCGATGGAAACATCTGGGATTTGATGTGAGGAAAAATTTATAACTATCCCTAAGAGTTACTGTAATTCTTAGGGATAGCTTTTTATTTGGGAGGAATTTATGCACAGGTTAATCAAAGTAATAACGGTTCCGATATTGTGCGGTATTGTAATAGCTTCTTCTTTCTTTATATCTGAGTTCCACTCAGACGGGGAAGACGTTGCCGCGATATCCAAAGCAATCGTTGTCGAAAAGACTGAGCCGGTTATTACGGTTTCGCAAGAGGAATCCATTCCGATTGCAGTAGAGGAAACGGAGGAATCAATAACAGAAGTAATACCTGAAATGTCCAGGGAAGATGTGGAACTGATCGCCCTTGTCACGATGGCGGAAGCCGAAGGCGAATGTGAAGAAGGAAAACGCCTTGTTATTGATACGGTACTTAACCGAGTGGATTCAGATTATTTTCCGGATACCGTATATGAGGTGATTTATCAGCCAAATCAGTTTTCATCCATGTGGAACGGACGAGTGGACAGATGTGAAGTCAGAGAGGATATTTGCGAGCTCGTCTATGAGGAATTGGAGTCGAGAACTAATTATGATGTTGTATTCTTCACGGCAGGAGAATACAGCGCATATGGTGTTCCGATGTTCCAGGTTGGGAATCATTATTTTTCAAAGTATGAATAAGGAAGGAGAATCATTATGCGTAATCTTTTAGCATTTGTGTCTTATACGTTGGCGGCAATGTCTGGCATCTGCTTTGTTGGTGGAATCGCAATTCTGTCAACAGGAAGGGAGCATTGATATGGATGGCTTGGAGAACGTAATATCGGTACTGGATTATGTTCTGGATACCAAGAGAAAAAGACATATTATGGGAGGCATTCTGTTGAGTGTCTCTTTTCTTTTTGGCGGTTTAGCAATAACCGTAATGACAATCAGAAACGAGGAGGAAGAGGATGAGCAGTAAAGGAATGACTTTCCTTGCATTCATTGCCGGAGCAGGGATGGGTTCTGTATGCACATGGCAACTACTGAAACGGAAATATGAGTTGATTGCTCAGGAAGAAATCGATTCTGTGAAAGAGGCATATGCCACAAGAGAGAGTATAGAAAAAGCTGGAAAGAGTTTCGTAGAAGGCTTTCGAGACGGGCTTAAAGTAGCAGAGGACAGAACTCAGAAGGACGATGGTGATGTGGACTTCAAAAAGTATGCATCTATCATCCAGAAAGAGGGCTATACGGATTATTCCAGGAGTGTCGAGGAAAAGAAAGGAGAGGCGTTTGTGGAAAAGCCTTATGTCATTTCGCCAGAGGAATTCGGTGAATTCGAAGAATATGAAAAGATCAGCCTCACTTACTATGCAGACAAAGTTCTGGCTGATGAAAATGACGAAGAGGTAGACGATGTGGATGAAATTGTCGGCGAGGAATCCCTGAACCATTTTGGTGAATATGAGGATGACTCCGTATTTGTCCGAAACGACAGGTTAAAGTGTGATTATGAAATCCTGCTTGACCAGAGGAACTACTCGGATGTCGCAAAGACAATGCCGCATCGAGTGGAGGAATAATGACAAAGAACGAGCTTAATGATGCATATTTTGACTGGATGTATCAGCTTGTATTTGATGGGAGATATTCAAAGAAATTATCGTATCGGAAGCTTTTAAGAGAGCTGCATCGAATTGAATTTACATACAGCATTCCGATGGACGGAAATCGGGCGGAGGATGGAGTGGATTTAAGGTATCGGTTTGGTTATGAAAACGGATACAGAAGCTCCATGATCTCCGCCTATTTAGACAATCGGATGTGCAGTGTGTTGGAAATGATGATTGCGCTTGCGATTCGGTGTGAGGAACATATTATGGACGATCCGGACGTTGGAAACCGAACTGGACAGTGGTTCTGGAACATGATTGTCAATCTTGGTCTTGGCTCTATGAACGATTCCAAGTTCGACCGGGATTATGTTGAAGATATTGTCCAGAGGTTTCTGGATCGGAAGTATAGCCGCAATGGTGACGGTGGGTTGTTTACCGTAAATCACAGTCGATACGATTTGAGGTCTGTTGAAATCTGGTATCAGATGTGCTGGTATTTGGACGAAAATACTTAGAAGGAGAGATTACTATGAGCCACAGCGAAGTGATGAAGTGGTTTGAAAACTATTTTCCTGATTATTCAGGGGATCGGATTGATGTATGGTTTCCAAATGGAAGAAACAGCATCCGTATCCGCCAGAAAAACGGTCAGGAATTTATATTCACTTATCATAGTCAGAAAGATTGGAGATTCGAGACAATTACCAGTTTTCTGAATGGAATGAAGGGAGGAAAAAAGTAAGATGTGTGAGGTTATGAATTATATTTTCGGAAGTCTCAGCAATTCGGAGACGGCAATCCGGTCCATTCGAAAATCCCTGAATAAACAGGCCCGTTATAACCGGAATTTAAGTACGTTGACTCTTATCATGACGGTTAATCTGGTTCTCCTGGAGCTGGATCATGTGGAGCAGAAAAAGAGAATTGAGAAACTGGAATCGACAATAGAGGAAATGAAGCGCGATAAAGGAGAGTAAAAAATGAGATGATCGACTTTTTGATGATTTCCACACGTAGTACAAAGCGTGGTGTAATTGAAATCTATCCGAAGTTCATTATTAAGAAAAGCTCCGATCTGATGATTCGAGGTGGTGACTTCTACGCTATCTGGATTGAGGAACGAGGTTTATGGTCTACGGACGAACAAGATGCTTTGCAACTCATTGACCGTGAACTGGATAGATACGCAGAAGAAAGCCGCCAGCGCTTTGACTCTGAAATTAAAGTTCTTCACATGTGGGATGCGGAATCAGGGATGATTGATTCCTGGCATAAATATTGTCAGAAACAAATGCGGGATTCTTTCCACATGCTGGACGACAAACTGATATTCTCCAACACGAAGACCGATAAAAAAGATTATGCCAGTAAAAAGCTGAAATATCCGCTTGAGGCTGGCGATTTGTCTGCTTACGACAAATTGATGTCTACTCTGTACTCGGAAACAGAAAGACAGAAGATAGAATGGGCGATCGGTTCTATTGTGTGCGGAGAATCAAAGAAACTGCAAAAATTTATGGTTCTTTATGGAGCTGCCGGAACAGGTAAATCCACAGTCCTTAATATCATTCAGCAGCTCTTTGAAGGATATTATTCGGTCTTTGACGCAAAAGCTCTTGGCTCATCCAGCAATTCATTCGCATTGGAGGCGTTCAAGAGCAATCCTCTTGTGGCGATTCAGCATGATGGCGATCTGTCGAGAATTGAAGACAATACCCGGTTAAACAGTTTGGTATCCCATGAGTTGATGACCGTGAATGAGAAGTTTAAATCAACCTATTCCAATCGGTTTAAATGTTTCCTGTTTATGGGTACCAACAAGCCAGTGAAAATTACGGATGCAAAATCTGGTTTGATTCGACGACTGATTGATGTGTCTCCTTCAGGGAATAAGCTGAGTCCGAAGGAATACAAGGCAACCATGAAACAGATTGAATTCGAATTGGGACCAATCGCTTATCATTGTCAGGAGGTCTATCTAAATAATCCTGGTCTGTATGACGATTATATTCCCATTGCAATGCTGGGAGCTTCCAACGATTTCTATAACTTCATCATTGACTCCTACCATGTGTTCAAACGGGAAAATGGTACAACCTTGAAGGCTGCCTGGGAGATGTATAAGACCTACTGTGACGAGGCAAAAGTAGGCTACCCATTTTCTCAGAGAGTTTTTAAGGAAGAACTGAAGAATTATTTCCATGATTATAAAGAACGATTCAACATGGAGGACGGTTCGAGAGTACGAAGCTATTATATCGGATTCCGGACTGAAAAATTTGAAGAGGAAACCATTGTGGAAAAGCCGGAAGAGAAACCGTCATTATTGCAGTTTAACGCAACCAAATCTATTTTCGATCAGGTGTGCTCCGACTGTCCGGCGCAGTATGCAACCGACAAGGAGACGCCTTCCATGAAATGGGACAAGGTAAAAACGAAGTTGTCCGATTTGGACACTTCTAAAATCCATTATGTTAAAGTCCCGGAAAACCACATAGTAATCGACTTTGATATTCCGGATAAGGATGGGAACAAATCCTTCGAACGGAATGTGGAAGAAGCAAGCAAGTGGCCGGCGACTTATGCAGAGCTAAGTAAAAGCGGAAAGGGGGTTCATCTTCATTATATTTACACAGGAGATGTAAAAAAACTGAGTCGTATTTATGACGACCATATCGAAGTGAAAGTGTTCACAGGTAAAAGCTCATTACGAAGAAAACTTACGAAGTGTAATGATTTGCCTATCGCAACGATTAGCTCTGGTTTACCGACGAAAGGAGAAGACAAAATGGTAAATTTTGAAGCGATTAAAAGCGAGAAAGGGCTTAGAACACTGATTAAACGAAATCTGAATAAAGAAATTCATCCGGGTACTAAGCCTAGTATCGATTTTATCTACAAAATACTGGAGGACGCATATGCCAGCGATTTGAGTTACGATGTGACAGATATGCGGAACGCAGTTTTGGCATTTGCTGCAAACAGTACGCATCAGGCCGAATACTGTATCAAGCTGGTAAATAAGATGCAGTTTAAATCAGCAGACCCTTCCACAGCGGGGAGAAACGAAGAAGCAAAACTGGTCTTTTATGACATTGAGGTATTTCCGAACCTGTTTCTTGTAAACTGGAAAATCGAGGGTGAGGGAAAGCCGGTTGTCCGTATGATTAACCCGACGCCGACCGAGATTGAGGAATTGATGCGGTTCCGTCTGGTTGGGTTCAACTGCCGTCGATATGATAACCATATTCTGTATGCGAGACTCATGGGTTATACGAACGAGCAGCTCTATAACCTTTCGCAAAAGATTATCAGTGGAAGTCCCAATTGCTTCTTTGGAGAAGCCTACAATGTTTCCTATACGGATGTGTATGACTTTGCATCTGCCGGAAATAAAAAGAGCTTGAAGAAGCTGGAGATTGAGATGGGAATCCATCATCAGGAGCTTGGGCTTCCTTGGGATCAACCTGTTCCCGAAGAAATGTGGACCAAGGTTGCTGAATATTGTGATAACGATGTAATCGCAACCGAAGCGGCATTCCACTACCTGAAGGCGGACTGGACAGCTCGACAGATTCTGGCGGATTTGGCTGGTATGACGGTGAATGACACGACCAATACGCTTACCCAGAAGATTATATTTGGAAGCGAGCGAAAACCACAGGACCAGTTCAATTACCGAAATCTGGCGGAGCCGGTACATTACCTTGACGAAGAAACCGAATCTTTCCTGGCTGAAGCGTGTCCCGAAATGATGGCACAAACTCATGGTGAAGAAGGAAGCCTCTTACCTTATTTTCCGGGATACAAGTATGAGAATGGGAAATCGACATATCGAGGAGAAGAGGTTGGAGAAGGCGGTTATGTCTATGCGGAACCCGGTATGTATGGAAATGTGGCATTGCTGGATATTTCTTCTATGCATCCACACAGTGCAATCGCAGAGGTTCTGTTCGGTGTGAAATTTACGAGGGCCTTCCGTGATATTGTGGAAGGACGAGTCAGCATTAAACACGAAGCCTGGGACGAAGTCAACCACATGCTGGATGGAAAGCTGACGCCGTATATCCAGAAAGTTATTGATGGCGAGATGACAGCTAAGGATTTGGCGAATGCTTTAAAAACAGCGATCAATTCGGTATATGGTCTGACTTCCGCCAACTTTGAGAACCCATTCCGTGATCCGAGAAACAAAGATAATATTGTAGCCAAACGAGGAGCTCTGTTCATGATTAACCTCAAGCATGAGGTGCAGGAACGGGGCTTTACTGTTGCTCATATTAAGACGGACTCCATCAAGATTCCAGATGCGACGCCAGAGATTATCCAGTTTGTTATGGATTATGGAAAACGGTATGGCTATACCTTTGAGCATGAGGCTACATACGATCGGATGTGCCTGGTAAACGACGCTGTCTATATTGCCAAGTATAAGGACGGGAAGTGGACGGCTACAGGAACCCAGTTCCAGATTCCTTATGTTTTCAAGAAGCTTTTCAGCGGTGAAGAGATCGTCTTTGAAGATATGTGTGAAACCAAGTCGGTAAGCAGTGCTTTATATTTGGACATGAACGAAGGGCTTCCCGATGTGTCTGAATATGAAAAAGAATTTTCAAAAGCAGAGAGTGATTATCGTAAGGGATTGCTTTCCGACACGACGTTTGAAAAGACTTGCCAGTCGCTGAATCCAAAGATTGCGGAGGGACACAATTATATTTTCATTGGACGAGTTGGACAGTTCTGTCCGATCAAATCTGGGGCTGGCGGCGGTCTGCTTATGCGTGAAAAAGACGGACGATATTATGCCGCTACTGGCTCAAAGGGGTATCGGTGGCTGGAATCTGAGATGGTAAAAGAACTCTCCAAAGAGGATTCTATTGACCGTTCCTATTATGACAAGCTTGTAGATGATGCAGTTGAAACCATATCCAAATACGGCGACTTCGAATGGTTTGTGTCGGATGATCCTTATATTCCAAAACCGAAACTGGAAGATTTTATGAACATCCCGGAAGACGCCGATGAAGAATTACCATTTAATTAAAGAAAAGGAGAAGTATCATGGCTTACAAAAACGTACCCAATATTATTATCGAAAATGCTCATATCATTTTTCGGAATTTCAGAGGAGAAGAGTCCAAGTATAACAGGGCTGGTAACAAGAATTTCTGTGTGATTATCGAAGATCCAGAGCAGGCGGAGAAGCTCTCTAAGGATGGATGGAACGTAAGAGTTCTGGCTCCGAGAGACGAGGATGAAGAGCCGAGACATTATATTCAGGTGGCAGTCAGCTTTGAGAACATTCCTCCCAAGGTGGTTATGATTACAAGACGGAACAAGACGCCTCTTGATGATGAGTCCATTTCTACTCTGGATTATGCGGAGATTCGCAATGTTGATTTGACGATTCGGCCGTATTCCTGGGAAGTGAACGGTAAGACCGGCATTAAAGCTTATTTGAAGACGATGTATGTCACCATTGAGGAAGACGAGTTTGCCGAAAAATATGCGGAAGAAGAAGGTCCGGAAGAAGTTCCGTTCCGTTAATAATCAACAGATAGGGTGCCTGATATTGCCAGCAAGGTAAATGTCCTAAGGCTAGAGGAAACAGCCCTATATTTCTGCGAAAGGAGAAAAATTATGGCATTTTGGAACTGGAAAAAGAAGCGAACCACAGCGAAACCGAAAAATACTGCTTCTGTTTCTAAACCAAAAGTAAATAGCGAAAAACAAGAAACAAGTATTCCGCCACAACCTAAGAAAATTGACATACCAAAGCCGGATAAAGTGCCAAAAAATGAGGATGTCAGGAAAGAGTTTCTAAAAGCTTTTCATCAGTTGACTTACCGACACAGGCCATGGGATGTATGGCGGGATTTTATCATAATGTTTGCCTGTTCTTTATCGAATCCGGTGGATAAATCCCACTATGAAGAACGGGAAAAACGATATTTGAAGATTATCAAAAAATACAATAAGCAGGAACAAAAATTGTTTCCAGAACTGGCTGCCTATGTAGTTATAACTTTGGAAGATAATCCAGAGCAGGACTTCTTAGGCAGTGTTTTTATGGAATTGAATCTGGGTAACAAATCGACCAGTCAGTTCTTTACCCCCTATCATATCTGTGAGCTGATGGCAAAAGTAACGGAAGAAGATGTGGCGGCCATCGTAAAAGAAAAAGGCTATATCACGATTAACGATCCCTGCTGTGGTGCCGGGGCAACGCTGATTGCGGCAGTTAATGAGGCCAGAAAGCAATTGGAAAAGGTAAATCTGAACTTCCAGAATCATGTTCTGGTTGCTACTCAGGATATTGATGAAACCGTTGCTTTGATGTGTTACATTCAGCTTTCTCTTCTTGGAGTAGCCGCATACATCAAGGTAGGCAACTCGCTTACCGAACCAATGTCTACGGACGATAACGGAGAGAACTATTGGTTTACCGTAATGTATTTTTCGGATGTGTGGGCTATGAGAAGATTGTTTCACAAGATATGAAAGGATGGGTAGTATGGTAAAGTCTGTACAATTAAGGAAAGAAGACTGTTATTGTGATTTGACCAAATTCTATGAAAATGTGGCTCGAAAAATACCGGCGGAGATAACGGATAAAACTTGTTTCGACTGTCGGAAAATTTGCGTCACAAAATCAGTCCAAGAAGCTCTATGGTCGTATTATCGTGACGAAAAAGAAAAGACCGACGAGCAGATTGCTACGATGTTGTTGGGATACGGGCCGAAGGCAAACTTGGAAGAGCATGGTATTCTGGAATATCGGGCTGAGGTTGAAGATGGATTCATAGTATGTGAGGAGGGATAGACGTGAATGGCCGTTAAACTATATGACTACCAGATAGCAGCCGTTGAAAAAATGAGAAATGGCTGTATTCTGTGCGGCGGCGTTGGAAGCGGAAAGTCCAGAACAGCGTTGGCTTATTACTATCTTCAGAATGGAGGAAATCCAGATTGTTTGATGGGACTTGAGGATTATGTTGCGATGGACGATCCCCCAAAGGACTTATACATCATCACAACAGCCAGAAAGCGAGACACGATGGAATGGGAGGGTGATCTTTCGCCTTTCCTTCTTTCGGTTCACGAGGATGTTAATTTATATTCAAATCAGGTTATCGTGGATTCCTGGAATAATATCAAGAAGTATGCCGATGTGAAGGATGCTTTCTTTATATTTGACGAGCAGAGAGTAATCGGTTCCGGGGCTTGGGTGAAGGCATTCCTGAAAATCACCAAATCAAACCAATGGATTCTATTATCTGCAACTCCGGGAGATACCTGGCAGGATTATATTCCGGTATTCATTGCAAATGGGTTTTACAAAAATCGGACAGAATTCATCCAAGAACATGTGGTTTATAGTCGATTCAGTAAATACCCAAAGATTGACCGATATTTGAATACAGGAAGACTGATTCGACTCAGGAATCGAATCCTGGTAAACATGGATTTCAAGCGCCAGACGGTTTCTCATCACGAAGATGTGTTTGTCAAATATGATGTGGAAAAATACAGAGACGCTGGACGAACCAGATGGGACCCATTTAAAAACGAGCCGATTACAAATGCTGCTGGTCTTTGCTATATATGGCGAAAAATTGTAAATACGGATGAGTCTCGGCAGATCGCCTTGATGGAGATCGTAGAGAAACATCCAAGAGCCATTATATTTTACAACTTCGATTATGAATTGGAGCTTTTAAAAGGATTGTTTCAAATTTATGAGGACGATGGAGTTTTTGAAATTGCAGAGTGGAATGGTCACAAACACCAGCCGATTCCAGAGTCAAAAAGCTGGGTATATCTTGTTCAATACAATGCTGGAGCTGAAGGCTGGAACTGCATCAAGACAGACACCATTATATTTTACTCTCAGAACTATTCCTATAAGATTATGAAACAATCTGCGGGCCGAATAGACAGGCTAAATACGCCTTTCAAGGATCTGTATTACTATCATTTGAAATCTCGGAGCGGGATTGATTTGGGGATCGGCAGGTCTTTGAAGGATAAAAAGGATTTCAACGAAACAAAGTTTGTAAAATGGTCTGAAAATACTCCATCGAAAACGGCAGCTTAGGTAGGTGAAAAGATTATGAATGAAGAATATTTAGAAGTAGATTTTAAAAAGTATTGCAAAACTTGTAAACATAAAGAATTGGGAGAGAAAATCGATCCATGTAATGAATGTCTGGATTATGGGTATAATCTCAATTCTCACAAACCTGTAATGTGGGAGGAAAAGAAAAAATGAGCTACGAATATAATCAATATTTGGAAAAGCACAAGTCTAATGTTGAAGAGGGGTTCCGGTGGTTACAGAAAAACCTTCCCGAGATCACGGAGGGAAGTGGCGCGGAACATAACATTATATTTGCACACGACCAATCCAAAATGGAACCTGATGAGTATGAGGCGTATGACGCTTACTTTTATGGAGGAAATCGATCTTATGCCGTTGTAGAAGATTTCAGAAAGGCATGGCTGTTGCATATCCATCGAAACCCACATCATTGGCAGCACTGGGTACTGATTAACGATGATCCGGAAGAAGGAGAAATCGTTTTGGAGATGCCCTATTGCTATATTCTTGAGATGATTTGCGATTGGTGGTCCTTCAGTTGGTCTGAGGGAAATCTACTGGAGATATTTTCCTGGTATGAAAAACGTAAAAGCTATATAAAGCTCCATCCGGATACGAGGAAATGTGTGGAAGACATATTAGCTAAAATGAAAACGACTTTAGAGCAGGATTTATTCATGCTTCAACACCATGGCGTCAAAGGAATGAAATGGGGTGTTAAGAACGGGCCACCGTATCCTATTGATAAATCGAAAAAGAATGATAAACTGGTACAAGAGGCCATCGATTCCGGAGAAGTAAGCAAACAAATAAATCCAGAAAAGCAGAAACGCCATACCAAAGACGGGCATATTTCTGGCAGAAGCTATTTGGATGGTGATGTTGAATTCGCTCAAAAACTTGTAGATGAATATGGCGGAAAGGGAACTCCTATTATGGATAAGAATGGCCGATGGACCAACAAGGAAAAATTTGATGCAGATGATATCATCGGTACACATGTAGATTCCGAAGGATTAGAGACGAGGACAAATAAAGGAATCATTACATATTCCAAAACGGGAAGTCATGTGTACCCAAGAAAGGAGAACCAATAATATGAATCTGAGACAGTTTGAAGGTAAAAATGTAAGACTAACTGATAAAGATGGCGAAATCTTCGAGGGGTATGTATCCGACTATATCTTTGCAGAGGATAATGCTCCGGAAGAAGTGGAAGCTTTGATTTTAGAGAATCTCATTCGAAAGTCCGATGGGTATAAATATGAAAACCCGGTTGAATTTACAGCATTGGAAATTCAGTCAGTCGAGATTTTATAAGCGAGCAAAATGATTTTTCACAAGGGGGTCCCAATATGGGGCTCTTTTGTTGTGTAAGGAGAAAAAAATGAAATCAACAGATAGCGTAATTGTGAGTTGGGATTTTTCCCACGGAAAAGATGTTGGTGTCTTGATTGTCGGAAAGCAGGAGAAAGGAAAAGTTGAAATCATCAATGCCTATCAGGGAGAAGAGGCCAAAGCACTTTATCAAAAGTTGGTATTTCCCAAATCAAAGAAGACTAGTTTTATTAAGGAGAAAACCACATGAAGCAACCGAAAAAATTAACCAGAGAGAAAAAGAATGTTTGTCTGCTCATTATCTGAATTGTAAAGACTGGATGCTGGTTGAAGAGACTGAATTTTATTACCGCATCATTAACAAAAATACTGGCATGATAAAGAGTATAGACAAATTTAGAAGATTAAGAAGGAGAAAAAGAGTATGAATCTTAAATCAGCTAAAATTATTGCAGTAGATTTTGATGGAACTTTATGTGAGAATAAATGGCCGGAAACCGGCGAAGCAAATAAAGAGTTGATAGAGTATCTTCGTGATCGACAAAAGAACGGAGATAAGCTGATTCTTTGGACTTGTCGTGTAGATGACATGCTTCAAAAGGCCATTGAGTGGTGCAAAGAAAATGAACTGACATTTGACGCAGTCAATGAGAATCTTCCGGAAATCATCGAAAACTTTGGCTCTGATACCAGAAAGATATTTGCCAATGAGTACATAGATGATCGGAATATCTGGCCTCTGGAAAACGGAGTAGCTGATGTTCTTTATCTTTGTGATGGTAAAAGTTGCGGAGATACTTGCCCGGGTGTGGAATGCAAATATACATCCGATATAGCTCATGCCAGGAATTTTATAAAGGGTGACTATGACTCCTATTGGGAAAAGGAATCTGAAATCAAAGAGCCCGATTCACATGAGAAATCCAGTATGGAATTGTGGGCGGAAAGAGAAGTAGAAATTGCCTGCAAACACGAAGCACCTGATCGGAAACCAGGAGAATGGGATTACGGATGTGCTTGCTACGAAAGTGCATTAAAGGCATTCCGGAGTCTTTGTGAAGATGGTCACAGCGGATTTAGCATCAGCATGACAAAGTTTATCTTAAACCGATTGATTGAAGGAAAGCCGCTCACTTCTATCGAAGACACAGAAGATGCCTGGAGCGATATTTCTGATCGAAGTGGTCTTCGTGGAGAGATTGCAAATTACCAGTGTCGGCGGATGAGTTCTCTCTTTAAGTATGTATATGCTGACGGCTCTGTTAAGTACAGAGATGTCAACCGTTTCTGTGGTGTGAACTTGGATAATCCAGATGTATCCTACCACAGTGGCTTGATAGATCGAGTAATGGAAGAAAAATTCCCGATTACCATGCCGTATTTTCCGGAGAGCAAACCGTTCCGTGTGTATTGCGAGGAGTTTCTTACCGATCGAAAAAATGGTGACTTTGATACGGTTGGGATTCTCTATGTGATTAAGCCAGATGGCGAACGTGTAGAGATTAACCGTTATTTCAAAGAAGGCGAAAAGGACTTTATTGAGATTGCTTCCTGCGAGTATGAGATGCGCCGAAAGATGTATCATGAGCTTCTGGAGAATCTGAAAAAGGAGCAGAAAAAAGACTGTCACGGTTGCTTCGGAGCTGCGGATAACAGTTGCAAAGACTGTATGGAGGAAGAACAGCATGAATCGGAATAGATTTATCCAAGGATTAAAAAGTAATATCCAACTTTCCGAAAAAGAGAGGAAGCGGATTATTCGGAGAAGCCTTCAGAAATACCCATGGAAAACAAAATGTACGGTGGCGATGGAGGAATTTGCAGAGCTTCAGCAGCAGATCAGTAAACAGGTTCGTGGCTACGGAGACAGAATTGGACTCTTGGAAGAGATGGCAGATGCTTATATTTGTCTGAACTTCCTGGAGTCCATTTTTGATATTAAGCCTGAAGATTTGCAGAAAGCTATCGACGTGAAGCTGGAGCGAGAAAGGAGAAATTGCCAATAATGGGATTATCAAAACTTTCAGAAGAATGTAAAAATTGCCCGTTTGTCGAGAAGTGTAAAAACAAGCGAATGGAAGCATTAGCATATATGACTGAACCGCAAGTTTTAGCAAATGCGGCAGATCCAAGTTCTGAAAACTTAGCAGCACCTTTATTACGAGAAACCGTGACAATCATGATAAATGGTACGCCAACTCAGGTTTATAAAGACGAAATAGAAAAACAGCTCTATTCCCAATTATATTCGGGGTTAGGCTTGAAATTTGGGAGTTAAAAAGGAGAAAAATAATGAACGATTCCATAGTGCCTGGAGTGGTGTATATCCATGTTGGCAATGAAATTCAAAAACTCTGTGAAACGAGTGATATTCATATAGAGACATTGGCAAATGTTCCAGTTTCTTGTGATCTGCCCAAATTAACAGAAATGGAAACATCTGCATCGTTTGAAATGGTAACAAAAATAAGCGAAGAAGCATTCTTAATCCTTTCTGGAATATTTGATTTGTCGTTAAAACTTTGTCCAGACAATCGAGTACGTCACTTGGTTTTACATGCCAAAAAGAAACGAACCAGAAAAAAGAACCTTCATAGAATTTTTCGAATGTTAGAAAAGGAGAAAAATTATGAATGAAAATTGTTTAAGTCCTTTACCGCAGTATCATATCGATAGAGATAAGCTATGCGAGATTGTAAAAGAAACCATCGGCTACGATAGACTTATGGATGCGTTCTGCTATGGAATCGTCGTTTGTGATGAGTTTGCTTGGTTTTCCAACTCAGACGAGTATTATATTATCCATTTGGAAAGCGGCATGATGGTAAACTGGTATAAACATCTCGGAAGGACAAACACTTGCTCGCAGAAAGATAGAACCATTGATGATTATTACGAGTTCTTCAGATTATTCAAAGAAGAATTGGACTATTTCGAGAGGAGAATGCAATAATGATTAAAATTGAAAACGTAGAAGTTATGGGTTGGGGACACGCTATTCGTGGAATGCGGAATCCTATGAACAGTTGGGAGAGAGCCGATAGCGGAATCTGCAAAGGTGGGGAGAGTGGCATTGGGTGTGAGAACTGTGCCAATTACGATTCCTGTGAGCATACATACGATCATTCCTGGCAGCTTGGTAAGACAGATCACGATTTGATGATGCGGCTTTCGGCCGGTGGATCGACTCATGCAAAGTATCGGAGAATGATTATCGTCTATGCAGATATTACAGCTCCGCTCTATTGGTGGAAAGAGTTTGATACATATAAAGTAGGTACAGTTGCGAATTCTTGCTCGACAATGCATAAGATTGCGGAAAAAGCTTTCATGGTCGAGGATTTTAGCATAGAACATCTGATGTCTGCGGCGGACGATAATGATTGTCCATTGCTACAAGATCCAAATGATCCATACAATGCATTCAGCCCACAAAATATTTTTATGCTGACGTTAAGAATGTTAAATGCTTGTAGGGCGAAATATCTGGAAACAAAAGATAAAGATCATTGGTGGCAGATGATTCAGATTCTTCCATCTTCCTATAACCAGAAACGAACGGTTATGCTAAATTACGAAGTGCTGTCTAGTATCTATCCTATGCGGAAAAATCATAAACTCGACGAGTGGATAGAATTCTGCAAATGGATTGAGATGCTGCCGTATTCGGAGATTATCGTTGGAGAGCGAGTCAAATTGTACGCCGATGGCAAGGAGGTAAATTTATGAGTTTAGTCAAAACCATTAAGGCTATGGTAGAGGAAGGCTATACAATTAGCTTTTCTAAAGCGGATCTTTCTATGGATGGCGTTTATATTACCATTAAAAAAGATGGAATCAACGCCAGACAAGTTATATCAAAAGATGAATTAGACTCATTGAGTTTATCAACCGACGAAGTATTTGCAACTGTTATTGAGCATTTGAAAAGGAGCTATTATTTATGATTTTTATTGAAACGTTGATTTGTATTTTGCTGGCATATTTCTGTTTGTACGCGTTAATCGCTCGGATCTGCAAATGCATTGAACATTGCGCCTCAGCCAAAGGATATGCGAAGTTGGAAGAAGCTAAAATTCTTGCCAAAGATCGGAGTAAAGGAGAGTAAGTATGTGGAGCCGAAAACTGATAAAAAATAAAATCTATGCTGCCCTGATTATCCTGATTGGAGCGTTGTCAGTCCCGATTGAATGGGATGCAACGTTCTTTTTATTTTCCCTGATTATGGGAGTACCACTATTCTTTGCGAAAACGAACTGGATTTATGAAGGGGATGAGGATGATGGGACGAGCCGAGAGGAGACGTGCTCAGAAATTAGAGCAGAAAGCAAAGACCGCTACATACAATCTCACGAAAGCGCAGCTCGATGCAGCCGTCCGTGAGCAGGTGGGAAAAGAGCTGGAGCGAATCAAGCAGGAAGCTACAGATGATGCCGTAAACACTGCGATGGTTCTGCTCCTGACTCTGCCCCTGGAAGTGCTGATGGACCATTATTGGACAAAATCCTATGCAAAGCGCATTCCGAAGTTTACTGAGCTGGTCCTGGAATATTACGAACGCTGGCAAAATGGTGAGCTGGACATGGATAAGCTGAAAGAGGATTTGTGGGAATATGGCGGTGTAAAATTAGTTGAAAGTGAGGGTGAAGCAACATGAAATGTGTAATGGGAATTATTGCGTGTGTCGTTGGACTTGTGAGTCTGATCGGACTGATTGTGTTAAAGGCGGTCCATTCGTCTGCAACCTATATGGATGATTCATTCCGGTGGGGAGGACGAGATGGGTATTAAAAACGATTGTCGAAAAAACGCTGAAGGGTATTCCGATCCGACTGCCTATGAAGCACTGAGAAACATCGAGCAGGAAGAGGACCGGTTCCATAAACTTTTAGACACCATTTTTACGCTGTGCGAGCTGTCCGACTTCCACATCGAAGAGCGGATCGTCATCAAGGACAAACGAACCGGACGGATTTGGAGGTGATCTGCCTTATGAAAATATGTAAAGTAAAACCAGATTATGCCACTTGTTCGGCTTGTGTGGAGACACAACAGATGTTTGATGTGGTTGATGATTGCTCCAAATGTAAATTAAACACGGAAATTTATGAACTGTTGCAGATAGGGACAAGTTTTTGGAGTGGTGATTATGCGATGGTTCAGAAAGACGGTAAGATACAAAAAGTATCACTAAAACGGATTTATGATGTCCGGGAGGTGTAACATTATGAATGATTGGCAGAAGACCATGGATGCTCTTGTTAAGGCTTTTGAGGAATTTTCCGTGAAACTAAAAGAGATAGCAGATGCTCTGACTGAGGCATTCGGATTTGGCTTATCAGTATCCGAAAACAAAAGAAAAAAGAGTCTCAGTTCCCCGGCTCGATATGGGATGTCTTTGAGGAAATCCCGAAGAGAATCCTTCGTTAAGCAGTATTCTTACCGACCGATTGCCCGGAAGCACTTACCTTATCAGAGAAGAAATTATTGAAAATCGTCCGTACAAGACTTGAAAGTGGGTGAAAATCACGCCCACTTTTGGGTTTTGAAAAATGGGCTTTGGCCACTTTTATGTGGGCTTTTTGAAAAATGTGGGGAGTTTTGGGGAAGGATTCGGACGATTTTGGTCAAATTTGTGGCCATTTGCCCATTTTCTGCCCACTTTTAAAACCCCGATTTGGTCAGCAAAAACCCAGTATTTATGCGGGTTTGCGGGCTCAAAGCCCACTTTCCCACTTTTTTTCTTCAACTATTATGATAGAAAGTTTAAAAGTATATAGTAATAGCGAAAAAAAAGTGGGTTTTTGGCCACGAGTAAAAATGGAGGAAATCATGAGCAAGATTAGTTGGGAGAGCTTGTATGAAAATTTCAAGTCGATTTATCCAAGGTTGTCGCGGTCATCCGTATATTTTCGTCCGTTCGGATATATGAGTATAGTAGTGTACTTCGAGGACGGAATGAAGATGATCTACGATGACCTGAGAAAACAGGCTTATATCACAGCTTAAAGAAAAAGTCAAGAGTAAATGAAAAAATGTTTCCTTTATTTTTGAACTGTGCTATACTGTAATTGCCACACAATCAAATATCGCAACTTCGTTTAAGGGAATTCATTTTGGTAAAAAGTGTATTCTCTCTTTACTCATACCCTTAAACGGAGCGAGATTGTGTGGCAACAATGGGAGATGCATTTTTTTCAGGTGCGTCTCTTGTTGGGGCCGCACCTTTTTTATTGCCCTAAAAACTGAGTGGAGGAGAAAGAAGATGAAACGTAAGTTTCTGGCGATTGTAGCAGTTTTAACAGTTTTATTATCTGGATGCAGCAGTGAGGACGACGGAAAAATTCACATGCCGTTTGGTGGAAACGATTATGACGGCGCTAATTATCAGGAGATAGTCTCACAATTGGAGGAAGCAGGTTTTACCAATATACGAGAAGAGCCTCTTGGTGATTTAGTAACTGGATGGTTAAATGACGAAGGAGAGGTGGATGAAGTCTCTGTTGATGGCGATACTGTGTTCAGCACCGATTCTAAATATTTACCAGATGTTGAAATAGTGGTTTCATATCACACATTCCCTGACGAGGAAGAACCATCTACCGAAGATAAAAACTCACATTTAGAAAGTAATGAGGAATCCTCTGAAGTTGAAAATGAAACTTCTGAAAATACGGAGTCCACTAACGAAGTTCCAGAAGAAAATCTAACACCGGAGAATAATGAAGACTTAGCGGCAGTTTTATCGGCAACGAACGAACTCGATCCAATTTACTCAGAATTTGCAGAAAAGTATAAAAATCAAATTATCGAGTTTGATGCGTGTATTACCTATTTGGTAAATCACGGAGATAATGATACAAGATACGATTTATTATTGTCTGCGGGTGATTATGTAGATGAGAATACAGTAAATCCCGGACCTATTTTCAAATTTGAAGATGTAAATACTTATGGAATGGGAATCGAGGATTTGTATCTTCCAGACTATATAAGCATTGGATCAAATATACATGTGACTGCTGAAATTCAATCATTTAGTGAGAACGAGGGAGTGTTCTTTCTTAACCCTGTGAAAGTCGTTCCTCGATAAATATAAAAATCATTTAGCCTGTACCTACTGATTTAGGTATGGGCTATTTTTATGTCCGCTTTTGTTTTTTCGCGCGAAAAATACATCGACTGTTATGAAGAGAGAGGGTTAAAACGGCCATTCTCTCTTTTGTTTTGGAGAAAGGAGGCTCACTTATGCTGGAAAGCGAATTTCAGAACAAGTTGATTCAAGAATTGAAAAAAATGTTCAAAGGCTGCATCGTAACAAAACTGGATTCCAGTCATATTCAGGGAATTCCCGATTTGCTGATTCTCTACAACGATAAGTGGGCCACTTTAGAATGTAAGAAAAGTGTTCGCGCCAAGAAACAACCAAACCAAGAATATTATGTTGGGCGAATGAATGAGATGTCGTTCTCAAGATTTATTTGTCCCGAAAATAAGGAGGAAGTGTTACATGATCTTCAACAAGCATTCGGCTCTTGAAGGGCAACACGCCTTTCTTGGCGCAAGCAAATATCACTGGATTAACTATGATGAATCCAAAGTTGCAGAATCGTACTCAAAATTCCTTGCGACTCAAAAAGGGACGGAGCTTCACGATTTCGCAGCAAGGTGTATCACGCTTGGACAGAAACTTCCGAAGTCTCAGAAAACATTGAATATGTATGTGAATGACGCGATTGGTTTTAAAATGGTTCCTGAGCAGCCACTTTTCTATTCAGAGAATTGTTTTGGAACAACAGATGCGATTGCATTTCGAAATCGTATGCTTCGTATTCACGATTTAAAAACCGGCGTCATTCCGGCGCACATGGAGCAGCTTGAAATATACGCTGCTCTTTTTTGTTTGGAATACAAAATCAAGCCGGCCGACATTGAAATGGAACTTCGGATTTATCAGAACAACCAGATTCTTTATGAGAATCCAACGGCTGAAACCATCATTCCCATTATGGACAAGATTATCACATTCGATAAAGTAATCAACAAAATCAAAGAACAGGAGGGCTAAATTATGAATCCGATCGCAGAAGAAATTTTAATGCATTATGGAATGCCCCGCCGTTCTGGTCGTTATCCGTGGGGATCTGGTGAAAATCCTTATCAGCACAGCGGAGATTTTCTGAGTCGAGTGGATGAACTGAAAAGTCAGGGGATGAGCGATACCGAGATTGCGAAAGCAATGGGTTTAACTACCACACAATACCGTACGCAGAAATCTCTAGCAAAAGACGAACGGCGTGCGCTTGATGTTGCAAGAGCAAAATCTCTTCGAGAAGATGGATTGAGTTTAAACGAAATTGCAAAGGAAATGGGGTTTGCAAATGACTCTTCTGTCCGTTCGCTTTTGAATGAGAATTCCGAGGTTCGTATGAATCAGGCCAAAACGACTGCCGAGTTTATCAAAAAGCAGATTGATGAAAAAGGCATGATTGATGTCGGCGCCGGTGTGGAACGTGAGCTTGGAATTTCTAAAGAGAAACTGAATGAAGCACTCTACATGTTGGAGATGGAAGGCTATCCTGTCTATGGTGGTCGAGTGGATCAGATAACGAATCCGGGAAAGAAAACCACGCTTCGAGTAATTTGCCCGCCTGGAACAGAGCATAAGGAAATTTATGATTTTGAGAATATCAATTCTCTGAAAGATTATGTCTCTCATGACGATGGAGAATCCTTTGATCCGAAGTTTGTCTATCCAAAAAGCATGGATTCAAAAAGACTTCAAATTCGTTATGCAGAGGATGGTGGGGAATTAAAGGATGGCGTTGTTGAGATTCGAAGAGGGGTTGATGATCTGTCTCTTGGAGAATCTCATTATGCTCAGGTCCGAATCTTGGTTGATGGAACCCATTACATAAAAGGAATGGCCGTTTACTCTGACGATCTTCCAGATGGTGTTGACGTTATGTTCAATACTAACAAGAAAAAAGGAACGCCAAAGATGGACGTTCTCAAACCAATCAAAGATGATCCCGATAATCCGTTCGGATCTTTGATTAAAGAAGGAGTCAACGATCCCGATAATCCTACGACTACAAGAGGCGGACAGAGTTACTATTATGATAAGAATGGGAAGAAACAGCTTTCCCTTATCAACAAGCGAGCGGAAGAAGGAGATTGGGGAGAATGGGCCGACAAGCTTCCGTCTCAATTCCTGTCGAAGCAGAGCAGAACTTTGATAAAGAAGCAGTTGAATCTGGCAGCCGCAGATAAGCAGTCCGAATTTGATGAGATTTGTTCTCTTACGAATCCGACAGTGAAAAAAGTTCTTTTGAAATCGTTTGCTGATGACTGTGATGCAGCTGCTGTTCATTTACAGGCAGCCGCTCTTCCAAGGCAGAAGTATCAAGTCATTCTTCCGTTGACATCTATTAAAGACAACGAAGTTTATGCTCCGAACTACAAGAACGGAGAAACCGTAGCCCTTGTTCGGTATCCGCATGGTGGAACTTTCGAGATTCCAATCTTAACTGTTAATAACAAACAGCCAGAAGGAAGAAGAGTTCTTGGGAATACACCAGCAGACGCTATAGGCATTAACAAAAAGGTCGCTGACCGTCTTTCTGGTGCCGATTTTGACGGTGATACCGTCATGGTAATTCCGTGTAATTCCTCTAATAGCAGAGTGAAGATTACTTCCACCCCACAATTAAAGGGGTTAGAAGGATTCGATCCTAAGATGTCTTATGGGACTGTTAAGAAAGGTGACGATTACTATAACAGCAGCGGTCAGAAGATTAAGGTTATGAAGAATACCCAGACAGAAATGGGTAAGATTTCAAACTTGATTACTGATATGACTTTGAAAGGCGCTACTCAGGATGAACTTGCGAGAGCTGTACGTCATAGCATGGTTGTCATCGATGCTGAGAAGCATAAGCTCGACTACAAGAAGAGCGAACAGGACAATGGCATCACTGCTTTGAAGAAGAAGTACCAGGCCCACGAGGACGATGATGGTTATGGCGGAGCCTCTACTCTGATTTCGCGTGCCAAGTCTGAGACTTCTGTATTGAAAAGAAAAGGAAGCCCGATCATTGACAGGGAAACCGGAGAGCAAAGCTGGAAGAGTGTCAGAGAGGAGTATGTAGATAAGAACGGAAAGACCCAGGTGCGAACTCAAAAGAGTACCAAGATGGCAGAAACCAGGGACGCCCGCACTTTATCTTCTGGAACCCCTCAAGAGGAAGCATATGCGGACTATGCAAATACCATGAAGTCCCTGGCTAATCAGGCCCGTAGGGAGATGGTTAATACCGGAAAGATAGCCTACTCTGCTTCGGCAAAACAGACCTACCAGACAGAGGTTGATTCTCTTATGGCCAAGCTTAATGTGGCTTTAAAGAACGCCCCCCGCGAGCGTCAGGCACAGACCATGGCAAATTCTATCGTGGCCGCTAAGAAGAAAGATAACCCCGATATGACAAAGGCTGAAATCAAGAAGGCTAATCAACAGGCCCTTACTGCGGCCCGTACTGCTGTCGGCGCCAAGAGAACCCCCATCGAGATTACAGATCGCGAATGGGAAGCGATTCAAGCCGGCGCTATCAGCGAGAACAAGCTTACCCAGATTCTCAACAATACAAACATTGATACAGTCAGACAAAGAGCTACCCCACGTGCAACCACGACCCTTAGCTCTGCCAAAGTAAATCGTATTGCGGCGCTGAATGCTTCTGGCTATAGCACTGCTGAGATAGCAGCCGCTTTGGGCGTTTCTAGTTCTACTGTGTCGAAGTATCTGAATGGAAAGGAGTGAACAAAGTAAATGGCGAAGAAGTGTATGCTTACAACCATTGACAATCCTTTCGATCCATTTAAACAGTTCACTTCATGGTTTCTGTTTGATGAGGAAAAAGGTTATCATTCGTGTTCGTATCTTGGCAGAATTGCCAGAACGTCGGACCAACTCTCTGATGAAGAGAATGACTTGGAAGTTGAACGAGCAATTGACGAGATTGTGAAATACGATTTTCGAAACATTTACAAAAAAGTTACGCGAGATGCGGTGACTGTCTAGGTATCAGATGGTATAGGGGGGGGTAGCAAAAATCGCACCCCCTCCGTCATCGCGGCGGTCTTTGAAAATTCCCCGGGGGTATTTTTCGGAGAATGTTTTTACCTTCCGGCAGTATTTAACAGAGCTCATAAGGTTGGCTAAGTAATAAGCTGTGGTTCTTTTTACTCTTTTTTCTCCTTTCGGTAAAAAAGTTACAGTCAGCCTTGTGGGTTCTTTTAAATACTGCCGGAAAACTTTTATGAAACTATTGAAAAACAGATGGGAAGGAGGCAGTAAATGGCTAGAAAAGCAAAGAGTTCTGAATCAACTGGCTCTTCCAAGAAGATTCGTCCTGCTTTGACTCCGGAAGCAAGGGAGCTTCAGATGATTTCTCTGGCTGTTGACCTGGCCGAAAAGCAATTGCTGGAAGGGACTGCTTCTTCTCAGGTCATTACTCACTATCTGAAACTGGGTTCTTCCAGAGAGAAGCTCGAAAAAGAGCGACTGGAGGAAGAGAACAATCTGTTGCGGGCAAAAGTGAGAGCAATCGACTCCACCGACGAAATCAAGGATCTCTATAAGGACGCCATCAATGCGTTTCGTATATATAGTGGACAGGGTAGCGACGATGATTAGGACCTATTCGGAATTATCAAAATTAAAGACTTTCAAAGAGCGATATGAGTATCTTCGTTTGGGCGGAGTTGTCGGTGCAGACACTTTTGGGTTTGACCGATATCTGAATCAGATTTTTTATCGTTCTATGGAATGGAAGGCCGTTCGTGATTTTGTGATTATTAGAGATAACGGATGTGACCTTGGAATGGAAGGCCACGAGATATATGGAAAGATACTGATTCACCATATGAATCCGATTTCCGCTGAGGATATTTTAAAGAGGAGCGATTTCCTTTTAAATCCGGAGTACCTAATCTCAACAATTCTTACAACGCATAATGCCATTCACTATGGAGATGAAAGCCTTCTCATCACAGAACCCGTTGTTCGAAGCAGAAACGATACATGTCCCTGGAAACATTGATGGAGAGGAGGTTATAGAGATTATGGAAAGTATACTTACATCAATTAAAAAGATGCTAGGTATTACAGAAGAGTACGAACACTTCGATTCAGACCTTATCATACATATCAATTCGGTATTTATGATCTTGACGCAACTCGGCGTTGGTCCACCATCGGGATTCTCCATTCAGGATAAAAGCACTACGTGGAAAGAATTCATTTCCGATGAGACGAAATTACAGCTAGTAAAGTCCTACATGCATATGAAGGTAAGGCTGATATTTGATCCGCCGTTGAGTTCTGCTGTGATAGCATCCATGGAAAAGATGATTGCCGAGGCAGAGTGGAGACTGAATGTTGCCGCGGAAACAGATGAGGAAAAATCTGAAGAATACGAATCCTACGACGGTGAGTACAGGATAACACCAAAAGCGTTCCAATCTCAGATGCTGGATACCGAGAATAAAGTTCTGGATCGAAATATTGTGGTAACAGAAGTCCCGTATTACGAAACCGGAAATGCAGCAAATGGGGTGACATCATATATCGCAAAGGAGGGAGATTCAAAATGAGTAATGAAGCATTGTTACAGCATCATGGGATTCTTGGGATGAAATGGGGTGTCCGAAGAACTCCTGAACAGCTTGCGAGAGCAAGTGGAAAGAAGAATAGTTCCGATGACGAGGTTAAAAAGATGTCCGATTCGGAACTCCGTTCAAAGATTAACCGTCTTCAGATGGAAAAGCAGTATAAACAGCTTACCAGTTCGGAAATTTCTGTCGGCAGAAAGTTTGTACAGGACGTGCTGACCAATGCTGCAAAGCAGACTGCCACTAATTATGTATCGAAATACATGACGAAGGGGATTGATGCGGTTATCAAGAAAGCAACCAGCAAGTAGGTGATTCAATTATGGCATTATCGAACACTGCCGTTCCCAAATACTACGGCATGTTTCGGGATGCCGTAATAAGGGGAGAGATACCGGTTTGTAAAGAAGTCTCTATGGAGATGAACCGAATTGACGACCTGATAGCCAATCCTGGTATTTACTACGATGACCAGGCCGTTGAAGGATGGATTGCCTATTGCGAATCAGAACTAACATTGACAGATGGCTCTGATTTGAATTTACTGGACTCTTTCAAATTATGGGGCGAGCAGCTTTATGGATGGTACTACTTCGTTGAACGAAGTGTGTGGGAGCCAAGTTCAGATGGACATGGTGGTCGATATGTAAATAAAAGAATTAAGCAGCGTCTGATAAAGAAACAATATCTCATTGTTGGACGAGGGGCTGCTAAATCTTTATATGATACTTGCGTCCAATCTTATGGATTAAATATCGATACCTCGACAACGCATCAGGTCACAACGGCTCCTACAATGAAGCAGGCAGATGAAGTGATGTCGCCCTTCCGAACTGCAATTACCCGGTCGAGAGGCCCGTTGTTCCGATTCCTAACGGAAGGTTCTTTGCAGAATACGACTGGTTCTAAAGCGAAGCGAATGAAACTGGCCTCCACCAAAAAGGGCATCGAAAATTTTCTTACGGGTTCGCTTCTGGAAGTACGTCCAATGTCCATCGCAAAGCTTCAGGGATTGCGTCCTAAGATTTCCACCGTTGACGAGTGGCTGTCCGGCGATACCAGAGAAGATGTGGTTGGCGCTTTAGAGCAGGGTGCGTCTAAATTGGATGATTACATCATCGTTGCCACGAGTTCTGAGGGAACGGTGAGAAACGGAGCCGGCGACACAATCAAAATGGAGTTGATGGACATTCTCAAAGGTGATTATGTCAATCCTCATGTTTCCATTTGGTGGTATAAACTCGATTCCATTGATGAAGTTGGCAACCCAGATATGTGGTTAAAGGCAAATCCTAATATCGGTAAGACGGTAAGCTACGAAACTTATCAGCTTGATGTAGAAAGAGCGGAGAAGTCACCTGCGGCCAGAAATGATATCTTGGCTAAGAGATTTGGATTGCCGATGGAGGGCTACACCTATTACTTCACATATGAAGAAACCCTTCCTCATAAGAAGAGAAGCTACTGGCAGATGCCCTGTTCTTTGGGAATTGATTTGTCACAGGGAGACGATTTCTGTGCTTTTACGTTCCTTTTCCCGTTATCGAATGGCTCCTTTGGAGTGAAAACCAGGAACTACATTTCCTCATCTACTCTAATGAAACTTCCGGCAGCAATGCGAATCAAATACGATCAATTTATGGATGAGGGAAGCCTGATTGTCCTGGAGGGGACTGTCCTGGATATGATGGAAGTCTACGAGGATTTGGATAACCACATTGCAGAATTTGGATACGATGTTCGATGTTTGGGGTATGACCCGTACAATGCAAAGGAGTTCATCGAACGATGGTCATCTGAAAATGGTCCGTTTGGAATCGAGAAGGTTATACAGGGTGCTAAGACAGAATCCGTTCCTTTGGGAGAGTTAAAGAAACTTTCCGAGGAGCGGATGCTTTTGTTTGATGAAGAACTTATGACCTTTGCGATGGGGAACTGTATCGTTATGGAAGATACGAATGGAAACCGAAAATTGCTGAAAAAGCGATATGACGCAAAGATTGATGCCGTGGCAGCTATGATGGATGCGTTTGTCGCTTTCAAGCTCAACCGAGATGCTTTCGAATAAGGAGGTGACGATTTCGAAATGGAAGTTTCAATCGGTTCCAGGATTAAACACGCCTGGAACGCTTTTTTAAATAGAGACCCAACAGGTTTCTATCGGGACATAGGAGTTGGATATTCATACAGACCCGACCGCCCGAGACTTACAAGAGGGAATGAGAGATCCATTGTTACCTCTGTATATAATCGCATTGCATTGGATTGCGCTTCAATCAGCATCCAACACGTCCGCCTGGACGACTCTGAAAGATTCCTTGAGAAAATTCCTTCAGGGTTAAATGACTGTCTGAATTTATCTGCCAACATCGACCAGACGGGACGTGCTTTCCTTCAGGACGTTGTTTTATCCATGCTCGATGAGGGCTGTGTGGCAATTATTCCGGTTGATACGGATGATGATCCTGATACTACAGGCTCATATAAAATCGAATCAATGCGTACCGGAAAGATTCTGGAATGGTTTCCAAGCCATATTAAAGCGAGAGTTTATAATGAGCGGACTGGATTAAAGGAAGACATTGTGGTTCCCAAAGATACAGTTGCGATTATTGAAAATCCGCTTTATGCAGTAATCAATGAGCCAAATTCAACGATGCAGCGTTTGATAAGGAAGCTGAATTTATTGGACGTTGTCGATGAGCAGAGCAGTTCGGGGAAACTTGATTTAATTATCCAGCTTCCTTATGTAATTAAAACAGAAGCAAGGCGTCAACAGGCTGAGAAGAGGCGTGTCGAGATTGAACGCCAGTTGGCCGGTTCTAAATATGGTATTGCATATACCGATGGTACGGAGCGGATTACACAGTTGAATCGTTCTGTGGAAAATAATCTGATGAAGCAGATTGAATATCTGACGAGTATGCTTTACAGCCAGTTAGGTATCACTCAGAGCATATTGGATGGTTCCGCAGATGAGAAGACCATGCTGAACTATTATAACCGTACTATTGAGCCAATCATTTCAGCAATCGTTGACGAAATGAAACGTAAGTTCCTTACCAAAACGGCCAGATCTCAAAAGCAATCAATTCTGTTCTTCCGTGATCCCTTCAAACTTGTACCAGTAGCTGATCTGTCAGAAATCGCTGACAAATTCACAAGAAACGAGATTATGACATCCAACGAAATTCGGCAGATTATTGGCATGAAGCCGTCTGACGATCCGAAAGCCGATGAGTTGAAGAATAGCAATATCAGCGAGGCAAAATCTGAGCCTTCAAATGAGGGTTCTGATGTCGAATCCGGTGAAAGTGATTCTGGAGCAGATTACGACAGCATCGTAAATGAGCTGCTTGATGGTCTTGAAAAGGAGATTGATGAAATTATAGGAAACTATGTTTCGGATGATGAGGAGGAGAGCTAATGGATATTGACGAGCTCCTTCAACATTATGCATCTCCTTATTATGACCCGGTAAAAGCTCATGAATATTATATGAGAACCAGAGAACTTAAGGGGCGTCGTTCTACAACGAAGCTCAATGATGAAGGTAAAGAAATCTGGGCTTATACAAAAAATGAGATAACCAGCGAGAAGAAGGAAAAAGTAAAAGAAGAACAGGAAAAGCGAGAACAAAAAATTGCTGAACTGAGAGCAAAGGCTAAGGCAACCCGAGAGCAGATCTCAGCCAAATTAAAGGAACTGAATGCTCAGCTTACCGAGGAATCTTCGTCAAGAAGGAGTAGGGTTGATTCTCGTAAAAAATCCGATTTGGAGGATATTGGAGAGGAAGCTGAAGACCAGAAAGAGCGTATTGACGAAAAGAAAAATGCTGAGATTGAACGCTTGATGGCGATAGAAATTCCTTCCGGATTATCCAAAGAGGAAAGGGCAAAGCGAGTGGCGGAGCGCAACGAGAAAATCGCAAAGCTTCGTGATGATGCCAGCGAGGATAAAGCTAAGGTGAGTGAGCAGGCGAAAGTTGAAAAGGAAGAGGTGAGGACTTCCGCAAGTCGTAAAAAGAAGCGAATTACCGAAGACGCTAAAGAAGAGAGGGCTGATAATTCTGCGAATGCTAAATCAGAAAGAGAAAAAGTCAGTACAGAGTTAAAGGCTGCTGTCACCGCCGCCAGGGAAGCTTATAAAGCGGCAAAAGAGAACCTTGATGCCACTTATGAGGAGCTCTATCAGCAAGAGTTTGACAAGATAGCTTCCGAATACAAAGCGGTGAAGAAGCGGAAACGGAGGAAGTAGCAATGCAGCTTTCGCGCAATACTGACAAAAAGGAGTGATTTTCAAAATGGAGAAATACGATTTTAGTGGTTGGGCCACTAGAAACGATCTTCTTTGCACTGATGGTCGAACCATCAAAAGGGATGCATTTAAGAGCCAGAATGGACAAACGGTTCCCCTGATTTGGGGACATAATCATTCTGATCCCAATTGTGTGCTTGGTCATGGAGTGCTGGAAAATCGTGATGAGGGCGTTTATGCCTACTGTAGTTTCAATGACAGCGAATCTGGACAGGCAGCGAAGAAGCTGGTTCAGCATGGAGACGTTCGTTCGCTTTCTATTTGTGCCGGTCAGCTTAAACAGGCCGGAGCGAATGTGGTGCATGGCGTTATCTACGAACTGAGCCTTGTTCTGGCCGGAGCCAATCCTGGAGCTTTCATTGATTCCGTCATGGCTCACGGCGAGACTTCAGAAGATCGTACCATTATCGGATATGACGAGAACATTATGATTTATCATTCCGCCGAAGAGGACGACAAATCCGAGGAAAAGAAGACGGAGGAGAAATCCGAATCTAAGGAAGATAAGACTTCTGAAGAAAAGCCTGAGGAAGATGACGAGACAATTGAGCAGGTATTTAATACCCTCAATGAAAAGCAGAAAAATGTGGTTTATGCAATGATCGGACAGGCTATCGGGGAAACCGATGAGCCCGAAGATAAAAATGATGACGATTCTAAAGGAGGAAATACCGAGATGAAGCATAACGTGTTTGACAACGATAAGAAAAACGAGACCGGTGGCTTTCTGACCCATTCCGCGCAGGAAGACATCATTAAGATGGCGAAGACCAGTCAGGTTGGTACTTTCCAGACGGCTCTTCAGCTTTATGCGGAGCAGAATGGCCTTCAGCATGATGCGGTCAGCGGCGGCTTTGTTCAGACTGGCGACGGAAACGTGACGAGCCTGTTCCCGGAATACCAGGAAGTACGTCCGGGCGCACCTGAACTCATTACCAACGACCAGGGCTGGATTACCAATGTAATGAGAAAGGTACATAAGAGCCCGATTTCCAGAATCAGAACCAGCCAGACAGACATTCGTGGCATTGACGCTCTTCGCGCCAGAGGCTACAAGAAAGGAAAAGAGAAGCAGCAGGCCGGTAATTTCAAGCTGGTGCGCAGAACCACCGATCCGCAGACTGTTTATGTGAAGAATGCTCTGCATCGTGATGACATCGTTGACATCACCGACTTCGATTACGTGAAGTACCTGTATGACATCGACCGCCTGATGCTTAACGAAGAGCTGGCCATTGCGATGATGCTGGGTGACGGCCGTGAAGACGGCGACGAGGGCAAGATCGATCCGGATAAGATCAGATCCATCTGGACGGACGACGACCTCTACACTATTCACGCCGATTTGGATGTTGAAGCTGCAAAGAAGGAACTTCAGGGTACCAACACCGGGGTAAACTTCGGTGAAAATTATATTTACGCTGAAGCTATGATCAATGCGGTTCTGTATGCGAGGGAACATTACAAGGGTACCGGTACTCCGGATATGTACATTACCCCGCATATGCTCAATGTGATGCTTCTGGCCCGTGATATGAACGGCCGCAGAATCTATGCTTCCAAGGCGGAGCTTGCGTCTGCCTTCAATGTGGGTGAGATTCTCACTGCCGAGCAGTTCGAGGGCAAGACCCGTAAGACGGATGACAGCAAGACCAAGAAGCTGCTCGCTATCATCACGAATCTGAATGACTACTCTCTGGGCGCTACGAAGGGCGGAGAAGTCACCCACTTTACGCAGTTCGATATCGACTTTAACCAGGAGAAGTCCCTTCTGGAGACCAGATGCTCCGGCGCTCTGACCAGAGTGTACTCTGCCATTGCGATCGAAGAGGATGTAACGGAAAACCCTTAATCGGCTTCTCCGTTAGTCCCGAAGATGGGGGAGCCAATCTGTTCGGGAAAACAGTAGATTCGTTACAGGAGAATGTTGTTGTCGGGGAGTCCGAGATTACCGGTACATTGAAGCATGTTACCGGATACACGGGATTCAGCAGCAATACTTCTGAGCAGGAAGGAAACTATCTTGCTTTGAAAGTTGATACCGATTCCGAGGATGCAATTGCGACCGTCGAGCTTGTAGGCGGCACCAAAGGACCGGTTACGCTCGATGAGGACATGAACATCGTACTCCTTATCAAGAATAAGGATACTCAGAGCATTAAAGTGACTACCACACACAATGAGGAAAGCATTACAAAGACTTATGGTCTTTCTGGGCTGACCTTGGAAACGGAATAACATATAGGAAGCCTCGTATTCAATGTGCGGGGCTTCTTTTTATTTGAAAGGAGAAAAAATTATGCTTAAGAAAACTATTCCCTATATCGATCTGAATGGCGTTGAAAGAAAAGAGGATTTCTATTTTCACCTGTCAAAGCCGGAAATTGTAAAGATGCAGACAAGTGTTAAGGGCGGCTATGACGTGCAGCTCAAAAGCATTGGCGCCGGCGCCAATGGCGGCCAGATTATGGAGTTCTTTGAGGACCTTATTAAGAAGGCTTACGGTGTCAAGAGTGAGGATGGCCGTCGCTTTATGAAGTCCGAAGAGATTTCCAGATCCTTTATGGAATCCCCTGCTTACGAGGTTCTCTTCGAGGAACTGGTTACAAATGACAAGGCAGCAGCAGACTTTGTGAACGCAGTGATGAATGTTGGTAATTCTGCAACGACTCCTGCAATCGCAGCAAACGCTCAGAGTTAAAGGAGATGTAAGAGATGCTCCGAATCACAATACCATCCACAGAATTCTGGGATGAGGTGAAGCAAGAGTTTGTTTACACAAAGGCTCAGACCTTGCAATTGGAGCATTCTCTTGTTTCTCTTTCAAAATGGGAATCGAGATGGAATAAGCCGTTTCTGACAAAGCAGGAAAAAACTTTGGAAGAAACTATAGATTATGTAAAATGCATGACTCTTACGCAGAATGTAAATCCGGAAGTTTATAACTATCTGACAAACAGCAATATCAATGAGGTAAATAAGTATATCGCACTTCCTATGACTGCCACCCGGTTTTTCGAAGAGAAAAAAACACAGGGGAGCAGAGAGCAGATTACGGCGGAACTCATTTATTACTGGATGATAGCTTTGAACATTCCGTTTGAATGCCAGAAGTGGCATCTCAATAAATTGTTCACTCTGATAAGAGTATGCGATGTAAAGAGCAGGCCGCCGAAGAAGCATAGCCGCAGGGAAATTATGAAGCGGAATGCGGCATTGAACGCGGCTCGAAGAAAGAAATGGAACACGAAAGGGTGATTACTATGAGTAATAGCAGCTTGGTGAATTGTACGGTAAAAAGTCCAAACCACAGCGGAGCTAGGACACATTCGATTGACCGAATCACTCCGCATTGTGTAGTCGGACAGCTTTCAGCAGAATCTATTGGCGGATGTTTTACCAGTCCCAGTAGAGAAGCCTCCTGTAATTATGGAATCGGAACCGATGGACGAGTTGTTCTTTGTGTGGATGAAGCAAACAGGAGCTGGTGTTCTTCCAGCAATGCAAATGACCAGCGGGCTGTAACAATTGAATGTGCCAGCGATAAGACTCATCCGTATGCCATGACGAATGCAGTATATGAAAAGTTGGTGGCTCTGTGTGTTGACATCTGTCGGAGAAATGGCAAGTCAAAACTCATCTGGTTTGGCGACAAAGACAAATCTCTGAATTATAGTCCGAAGTCAAACGAGATGATTCTAACAGTTCATCGGTGGTTCGCCAACAAAGCTTGTCCTGGGGATTGGCTGTATTCCAGGCTGGGAGACCTTGCGAATCGGGTAACAGCTCAGCTTGGCGGAAGTACGACCGACAGCACCCAGAAAACCTATAAAACAGGACTCTATAAAGTTGATGTCGGTGATCTGAACATTCGAAAAGGTCCGGGGACAAATTACGGGACCAATGGAATGATTACTGACCGCGGTACTTATACGATTACTGAAATCCAAAATGGTTACTGGGGAAAATTGAAATCCGGCGCAGGATGGATCAGTGTTCATGAAGCTTATTGTACTTATAAAGGTGCAGTTTCTTCTGGTTCCAGCGAATCAGCAGAGAAACCCTCAAGTAATTTTCTGGTTCAGGTGAACATTCCCGACTTGTATATCCGCAAAGGTCCCGGAACGAATTACGGAAACAATGGTTTCTGCCCGAAAGGCATCTATACCATTGTTGAAGTTAAGAGCGGCGCCGGTTCCAATGCTGGTTGGGGTAAGCTGAAATCCGGCGCAGGATGGATTTCTCTGGATTATGCAACTCAGATTTAAAGAGGATATACCATGATAAGTTTCAGACAAAAGGGTGACTTCTCCAAGTTGACCCGCTTTTTGGAGAGAGCAAAAGAAGCGGTCCACATCGGAGATCTGGATAAGTTTGGTAAAGAGGGAGTAGCCGCCCTTGCGTCTGCAACACCGGTAG